GTAATAGAAATGGCAAATAATGCTTACAAAGATGTAGAGGAAAAAGTTGTTAATGAGTAATATAACAATATACTCAAAGCCTAATTGTGTGTTTTGTGAAAAGTCAAAACACCTAGTCAAAAGTTTAGGCTTTGAGTACGAAGAAAAAATGTTCGGTAAAGATTTTACAACACCTGAACAACTATATGAAGCAATCGGTAAACAAGTTAGAACTATGCCTCAAATAATTATAGATGATAAACATATAGGTGGCTATAATCAGTTAGTTGAATACTATGCTGATAAAAAACTTGTTAATTTTAAAGGTGAAAAAATCTAGTGTTGCATATGGTAGATAGTAAAGACTCTAATAATATAATTAAATTTCCTAAGAAGTTTAAAAGGTCGCCTAACGAGACGGATAAAAAAAGAGAAAAAATGATTATGCAAGAGCATAGTAAAATATACTGTCAGGCGATGGTTGATGAAATTACAGAAAATATGTTAATAAAAATGCATAGTGAAAATATAAAAGTCACAGATAAAAAATTTTTAGCAGATTACAAACTTGTATCAGAAGCGATTAAATCTATGTTATTAAGAACACAAAAACTTAAACATCCATTACAGCCTAGAGTTGATAAATCCGTAGATAGTAGGCATGATAATCAGGACAATGTTTATGCAATTACAATTGATTATGACAAATTATAAGAATTCTATAAAGCACTTTAGAATATTCGGTGATGCTTTGGACAACCACACCGTCTCTAACAATGTCCATTATATAAGAAAAGGAGATTTAAACAATGTTTAAATTTTTATCAAATGACTCTTTAAGAGTTGTGAAAACTGCTAAAAGATCAGGCAGAAAAACTATGTCTAAAAGACAAAAGGTATTAAACCTTTTAGGAAAAGGTGAAGCTGTATCTTGGAAAACTTTAAGAAACAGATTTGATCTAGGTAGCCCTAGAGCGCTTGTTGACACTTTAAGATCAGAAGGAAATATGATCTATGTTAACAAAACAGCAAAAGGTACATCTTACAGAATGGGTGTTCCAACAAAAGCGATTATCGCTGCTGGAATCAAAAAATTATATGGGACTCCGTTCGCATATAAAAATGCATAATACTCTACGAGTATAAATAAATGTATGGCGAAAAAATCCCGCTATTTGCAATGGGTATCGCCATACAACTATTATATAACAAAATGAGGAGGGCAATATGCCAACAACAACAGCAGATATGAATATGCAATATAGTGGATCAAGTGCTCCACTAATGAGTGAAATTTTAACTAAAGTTAATAACGCAAAAGACAAATTCAAAAAAATTCAAATATTAAAAGAAAATGATAGTGTACCTTTAAGACAAATAATAAAAGGTGCATTTGATCCTAATGTTAAGTGGGTCTTACCAGAGGGTAAACCACCATACACAGCAAATGACGCACCAGCAGGAACTGAACATACTGTTTTGAGAACTGAATCAAAACTACTATGGCATTTTATAGAAGGTGCTGACCAAGCTACTTCACAGACTAAAAAAGAAACAATGTTTATACAATTACTAGAAGGATTACACGCAGATGAAGCTGAACTATTAGTAAATGTTAAGGATAAAAAGTTAAATAAAGTTTATAAAGGTCTAACAGACGCTGTAGTCAAAGAAGCATTTGGATGGAACGAGCAGTACAAAACTGCTTAATATAAATAATAATAGACGATTCTATATTATTCAACCATAGGGTGTAGAACAAATAGAGAACATCTACTAGCACAGATTGTCGCACCCTAATAACCTTTGATTTGCAACGAAAAAAACGGACATTTATTCCATTTTTTGCTTGTTTACTATACCTATTTCTGATATTATATAAGTATGAAAACAATTAAAACTTACATTATGAAAGGAAATAAATAGTTATGAGTCAAGTTAAACAATACTATACAAATGAAGCTGAAACTAAGGTTGATAAGATTATTAAACACTATACAGATAATTTAATCACCGAACAAACTGCTATAAAAGACATTATGGATGTTGAGAATGTAAACTTACTTAATATTGATGATGAGAATGTTGGCGAAGTTTTATACTATGCTAAAGAAGAGGCTATGCAGTAATGAAAAAATTGATTATATTATTATTGTTATTGTTACCTATATCTGTACATGTACAGGCAAATGACAAGACAACCGTTGTTGTCGGTCATGTTGTATCAGAAACTATTAAAGGTACTGATATAGATATATCTTATATTATGGAAAAAGAACTAGAGGCTGTTGCTCATCAGTTTATGATTGAGTCAATCTCTATTCTTCAGGCGTATTTACCTACTATTTTAGAAGGTGTTGCTGCTGATTTAAGATTAAAGGCAGACCATGAATACAAATGTAAACTATTAGAGAACGGTGGTATGAATGATGGATGTAAGTAGTATAATTTTTGAAGCACTACAAATCATTTATGCTATAGTGCCAAAAGAACTAGTAATAGTCTTTTTAGCATTAATTATTATGGGAATATTTTTTAATAAAGAGGATAAAGATAGTGCCAAATAAGACCACAAGAAAATCAAAAGCTTTAAAATTGAGAAGAAAGCTCAAAAAAGAAACATCTACAAAAAGAAAATATATCACAAAATATAAAGATATAAAAGATTATTTTAAGATGTTTAATACAGCAATATTTAATGGTAAACTTTCACCATTTGGTCAAGTTGAGATTAAAGAACTTGCAAGACAAAAATGTATAGGACAAGTTGTAGTATTAGAGTGGAAAAGAGCAGGTACTAGATTATACAAATTAGAAATGTTACCATCTTATCCAAATAAGAAAGATTTTTTAGATACATTAGTACACGAAATGGTACATTTATTTCAAATGCAAAACCTAGGCGATACAGGTAACCACAACGACCTATTCTGGTCATTTGAACCTAAAGTCAATTATGTAGGATTAAGGTTATAAATTATTATATTATATTATGAGAGATAAAAAATACATTGATGAGTGGTTAAAAAAAGAAATCAAAAAAGGTATAGATATCATAGGAACAGTTAAATCTTCAAACTGGACAAAATACTATACTGGCCATTTACACAAAGATATACTAGACAACTATCCTGGTAGAACTAGTAAAAAAATATTTCAAGGTTATAGAAAATTTTTAAATAATGATAACTATATTTTTACACAAAAAAAATTTAGCGATCATGGTTATGAATATTATGTAAGAAAGGTGGGAAAATGAAACTATTAAAAAAACATAAAGACTTGCTAACAATGTTAGTAAAAGGTAAAGGTCAATTTAAAACTCCAACAGTACCTAAAGAGCATAAAGAAAATGTGCTTGATGATTTAGTTAATTTATATTTAGCAGGAGTATTAACATTCCAAAGAGAATATAATGTGCCACTTATAGGTCCTTCAAATGAACATAAGGTAAGATATAAATGGTATGTTGTAACCATAGATAAAAATAAAACAATTAAAGATTTAAAAAAGGTAATAAAAGATGGCAAAATTTAATTGGGATACTTTACTACATAAGGCTTGGGTATACACAAAAATATTTTTTGTATTACTTATTATTGTAATCTTATCATATTCATATGGTACTTACAATCCTAATAAGTCAGCAAAGGCAAAAGTAAATGATGAGTTAGATAAATTTTATGTAAAAAAAATTACTGAAATGGGTTTACAAGAACCTGAATTTACTTACATAAATGAAACTCAATTTATTAGGTCAATGCATAAATGTATTAACTATATAAACTTTACTACACCTAAACATTTAAGAGTACCCTATGAAATGATTGTAGGGCAGGCAGCATTAGAGTCTGGTTGGGGTACAAGTAGATTTGCTAAACAGGCAAATAACTTATTTGGTATTAGAACATGGACAAAATCAACACCACATTTATTGCCACAAGGTATAACTAAATGGCCTGGTTGGGGAGTAAGGGTATTTTCTAGTAAATGTGATAGTGTAAAAGAGTACGTTAGGTTATTAAATGAACATCCTGCTTATGAAAAATTTAGAGAGTTAAGATTAAGTACAAATGATTCAACAATGTTAATTAAAACACTTGATAAGTTTTCTACAACTCCTGATTATGATAAAAGAGTTATAAGAATGATAAAAAAAATAAGACAATTAGAAAAAGATCAATATGATCCATCTAATTATAATTAAGAAAGGTTAATTATGGATTTACAACACGGATTTATAATGGGTATTATAGGTTGTTCAATAACATTTATTGGTTTCTTTATTGCATATCTAATTGCTAATAGAAATCATATGAAAAAACAAAAGAAAAAAGTTAAAACTCCTATGGATGACTTAATGAAAGACATGCCTGGATGGAAAGCAGATGATTGTCAATGAACAAGTTTATTGATCCTAAAAATCCTAACACAGTAGGTAAAAGTGTATTAAATTTAGGTAATCATATACTAATAATTTGTTTTATATTAGCATTATTATTTGTAGTGAAAGCGAGTTATAGTTAATGAATTATACTAATACAGAAAATTTTAAAAGAAATGTTAGAACTTTAGCAGAGAATGCTAAAGATAAAAAAATGACTCGTAAAGTTGATACATGGGAATATGAATCTCTTGCTGAATGTATTAGAAGCGATCAAGTACCAGCAAGTGAAATTGCAGAAATTTTTACAGATAAAGCATACTATAAATGGTATAAAAAGAGATATTTCAACAAAAAATAACGCTTGACTATGAGACAATTATTTGATAAAATATATAATATGATTTTTAATAAAAAAGATATAAAACGAATTAAAGGTAATAAAATATATAGATTAGAGTTGTTAGCAAAAGCATGTGCAAATGCTCAATCAAATGACTTTAAAAACTTATGGTTTAACAAACTAGTTGATTTAGGTAGACAGTATAACGAAATGAATACTGTTAGAAAGCTAATGCATTAATGAAATTTAAATTTATTATTTTAATTTTACTTGTCACAGGTTGCTCAAGTGCTAACGTTGAAGGTTATGATCCTACAACTTCAGTAATGTCACAATTTTTTAAAGCATTAGTCACAGGCGATACAAGTAAAATTAAAGATAAACAAAAAAATGATGATAAAGAATGGGAGGATATAAGTGAGAATTAATTTTATATTACAGTTAGTTATAATATCTTTGTTAATGTATGTTGCTTATTGTTTAAAAGGTGTTAATGATAATATTAGGTTAACAAACTATAAATTAAAACAAAGTTTTTTAGTTATAGAAGAAAAAATGCTTAGTAATAAAATAGATGTTTCTGTCGATTTATCAGGTATAGAAAAAAAAGTTGATAAGACACTAAACAATTTAAAATCAGATGTTTGGGATATTTTAGACGAGATAAATAAATTACAACAGAAAAGTAATAATCAAAGAATAATACCGCCTAGATGGCATAAGATAAAACTATGAATATATTTTATGTAGATAGAGATCCAGTAAAAGCAGCTCAGATGATGTGTGATAAACATATTGTTAAAATGATACTAGAGTCTGCTCAAATGTTATGTACTGTTAAAAGAGTATTAGATGGTACGCCATATGAAGATAAAACTAAAAATGGTCGTAAAATTAAAAGATGGCGACTAGATAATTCTAACGAAGAGGCCATTATTTACAAGGCAGGTTGGTTAAGACATCCTAGTACACAATGGGTTATGAAATCTGCTTATAATTACATATGGTTATATAAACACATGATGGCTATGAATGATGAATATAAGTTAAGATATAACCACACAAAAGATCATCTTGCTGTACAAAAGTTAGGTCAACTGTTAAAACAACCACCAAAGAATATAAACATAGCAGCGATAGGTACAGACGCTACACCTGCTATGCCAGATGAATGTTTAGTGCCAGGTGATAGTGTGGCAAGTTATAGAAAATATTACATTATGAAAAAAGTAAGATTTGCGACATGGAAACCACCTTCAAAAATGCCTGATTGGTTTGCTGAAGGAGTTAAAAATAATGTCAGTAAGTAAAAAAGAAAAAACAAAAATATACGAAAGAAATCCTAACACAGGAGTTATTCGTTGGCGATATACAGATGAGTCACCAGATAAATTCGGTTGGCCTAATTACGGTAGAATACTAAATAATACAAAAGGAAAATATGATATACGAAGCATTAATAAAAAAGTTAGAGGGTGAAGTTGAAGCTGCAAAAGCAGATTTAAGAATATTTTTAGATAAACCTATGGGTGTTGCAGAGCATATAGACTATGTGGCAACTGCTGACAAAAAATTAGAATCTTTAGCTAACGCTACAGATAAGTTAGATACACTAAAAAACCTTTAATGCCATCTTACACATTTGAAAATACTAAAACGGGTAAGGTATGGGATGATTATATGTCCATATCAGATAAGGAAAAGTATTTAAAAAAAAATAAAAATATTAAACAATTATTGACTAAAGTTAATATTGTATCTGGTGTTAGTGGAATGAGTTATAGAACTGACGGTGGATGGAACGAAACATTAAGTAAAATAGCTGAACATCATCCTAACACACCTTTAGCAGATCAAATGAAAACAACAACAACAAAACAAATCAAAACTAAACAAGTGATTAAAAAACACGTGGCTAGACAAAATGCAAAAAATAAATAGTTATGATATAGAGAGCGAGCAACTGAAAAGCAAAGGTCGTATACCTAAGTCGAATAGGTCAATCCGCTTTTTCTATTCAATCATAAAGGGGCAGGTTAAACTGCTTGCATTTTTGTCCTGCCCTTCTACAAGGGAATCACTTTAATAATTAAGGAGAAACTATGGCAGATTTACCAGATTTTATGAGAGAGTTTGATACGGATGTAGATTATGGTTTTACTCCTGTATCAAGTAAACCTTCAAGTGAACAAAAACCTTCAATAGACCCAAAAGTGGTTGAGAATTCAAATATTGAAATTGCAAAAGTAAAATCAGATGTTAAAGATATTAAAACTATGATGAGCGAGGTTATGCAAATTGTGGCAGAAAAAGATGATGTCACAAAAGAAATACAGGATGCTGACGTAAAGAAACGGTTTAAAGAAATAGAAAAAATAGTGTTACCACTTCTTTACAATTTATCAAAATCCACAGAACCTTATATACATTGGCCAAATAGAGGACCAATTATTAAGGCTCAAATGGATAAATTGCTAAAACTAACAAGAACGGAGTAGTATGAGATTAAGTAAAAATTTTACACTCAAAGAGCTAATTAAAAGTCAAACAGCTGAAAGAAAAGGTATAAACAATAACCCTAACGAAGATAACATTGAAAACTTACAAAGGTTATGTGAACACATTTTACAACCTATAAGAACTCATTATGATAAAGTTGTTTCAGTATCTTCTGGCTTTAGATCACCTGAATTATGTGTGGCAATAGGATCAAGTGTGACTTCACAGCACGCTTCTGGTCAAGCCGCGGACTTTGAAATATATGGTTTGTCTAATAAAGAATTAGCTGATTACATTGCTGATAATTTAGATTTTGACCAACTTATATTAGAATATTGGAAACCTGAAGAACCTAATAGCGGTTGGGTTCATTGCTCTTATAAAGGTGAAGAAAACAATAGAAAAGAATATTTAAGAGCAATAAGAGGATCAAACGGTAAAACTTCTTATCAAAAAGAGTATAGTGAAGCTAAAGGTCCTACTAAAGATGATGTTGTTGACTCATTGATGAGTTGAAGGATAAACTAGTAATTAAACGCTTGACACAAGCACATATTTGTGTTAAAATGAAGTTATATAATAAGGAAGGTATATTATGTTTAAACATGTAAAATTAGATGAATCTGTATTGCCTAAAAACTTAGGTGTGAAAGGCAAAAATAAAAGTGGTATAAGATATTATACTATTGATGGTACTAATATGCCTTCCGTGACTTCTATTCTTG